TCGAACGGTTTGAATCGTGGCTGCGCGGCAATCGCACAGTTAATGTGCCTCGTTAGCGCAGACCGTTGAACGAAGCACATTAACGTTGTAAACTATCCTCATGTCTAAGCATCCCGAAATCAGCGAAAAACTAGATAAGTTCCCTATATTTCAAGGCGAAGGAACGTTTACGGGAGAACCCTGTACGTTTTTACGCACCGCCTTTTGCTCGCTCAATTGCGTTTTCTGTGACATACCGCAGTCGTGGGCGTTCGACCGATACAGCATTGAGGAAGAAGCTCACCCCATGACGCTAGACGAGGTATTCCGCGCAATTACAGCCACATCAAAAAGGGTAAATCATCTCGTGATAAGCGGCGGGGAGCCGATGCTACAGCAAGGCGCACTGGCGCACCTGACCGACCGCCTACACAAGCAGAACTTGCAGTGAGTGTGGTTACTGTGCTAAACATAATCGAAAGTCTCAATCTAACTTCTCTTGTCGGTCGTGTGGCTATAAAGACAACGCCGACTTTAACGCGAGGCGCAATATTGCGGTTCGGGGCGATGTCACCCGCCCGAACGAACCGGCTACGGTGGCGTTAGCCACCCCTGACGCTAGTCAGGTTCAAGCTCCCCTGCTTTAGCGGGGAGAAGTTGACGTGAGTAATAGCGTGAATGTTTTTGACATTAAGGGTGAACGATGGCACTTAAACGCTACAAAAAAACGGACTTATTCAAGGCAATTGAAAACAGCGGCGGCAACATTTCGCTGATCGCGAGACGGCTTGGTTGTCTGCGCTCCACCGTCTACAAGTATTTGGATCGCTACCCCGATCTTGGCATACAGATCGAACAGGAACGCGAGGCCATGCTAGACATGGCGGAAAACGAATTGCTGCGCCAAATCAAGGACGGCAACACGACCGCCGTGATCTTTTACTTAAAGACACAAGGACGCAGTCGCGGGTACGATGAACGGATGCGCGTGGAGCACTCGTGGAAACGTGAGGTGGTTCAGTTGGTGCGTTCGGGTCGCGCAACAATAGCCGACGTGAAAGAAGAATTAGGCGAAGAACTCGCACTCGAACTATTTGGCAATGCCCTTACTTGATCTTATGTCCGTTGCCGCAAAAGACGCGGCGGCTCAATACGTCTTCGAGCGCAGCAAACTAGTAACGCTCGCACGCACGAACGCCGCAAAAGACGGGGCGGACTTTCCCGCAGATCGTTACCGCCTCGACCCAACCGCGTATATCCAAGAATACTTTGGGTGGTCGCCTTGGTCGGGCGAGGTATACGGCGGGGCTACTGGACAGAAGGAGGTGATTGACCACTATGTTTTATGTATCCAACAGCAATTGGAGCGCGTTGGGTACAATAATGGCACACTAAAAAAAAAGGACTTGATCGTATGGCAACCAGACGAGGCGATCCGCAACACGATCAGCATTGACGCCGGGCACACGGTCGGCAAAACAAAGTTGTCTGCCGCGTTGCTTAATCACTTTTTCGATTGCTTCCGTCCGTCAACCATCTACTCGTTTGCACCGACCAGCGCACAGATCAAAGACCTACTCTGGAAAGAAATCCGCAGCGACCGAGAAGGCACATCGCTGCCCGGTCGTATCTTGAACCTGCGTCTTGACGCTGCGCCCGATCACTTCGCGGTTGGACGCGCCACAAGCAATTCAAGCGGGACGGGCAGCGAGCGAGTGCAGGGACAGCACGCCAAGCACATCATGTTTGTGGTGGACGAGGCTGAGGGCGTGGCAGAATACGTCTTTGAGGCAATCGACAGTATGAAAAGCGGCGGTGAAGTCGCCATCGTACTGGTCGTGCGCAACCCACGTACTAGCAGTTGCACCGCCCATCGTCTACGCGACCACAAGGCGACTATGCCCTTTACGATTAGCTGCCTCGACCATCCGAACGTGCGTGAAGGTCGGCATATAATCCCCGCGTCCGTGACCCGTGAATGGGTAAAAGAAAAGATCGAAGATTGGTGCGTGCCTGTTGATCGGCACGACATAAAAAAACACACGTTTGAAGTCGATTGGTTGGACGGGCAGATTTTCGAGCCCGTCAACACGCTGTTCTTGTGGCGTGTGTTGGGTGTCGTGGGTGAAGCGTCCGCGACGGACGCCCTGTTTCAACCGCATATTTACAAGGCAGCGGTCGAGCGTTCCGAGCCTATCGGATTGCACACGGACGAAACGACGTTCGCGGCAATAGGCGTGGACGTTGCACGTTACGGCGACGACTTTGGGTCGGGTTGGACATACCATAAGGGCGTGGCGGCACGCTTCGCGCAATGGTCGAAGCAGGATTCCAATGTGTACTTTCGAGACGTGCGCGACGAGATCAACCGTTTACACGACGCGGGCGTTACCCACTTGTCTATCCGCGTTGACGGCGGCGGCGGGTACGGGTCGGGTCTAATCGACCGACTGGACGTAACCGAAGAAATACAAGAAATGTTCGCGCAGTTTGAGGTACACGAAATCTCGTTCAACGGGCGGGCAAACGACCCGACCGCCTATTACGACAAGATTACCGAACTGTATGCTAACGCCGCGCTGCACGCGGAAAGTTGCGTGATACGCAACCCGCCGCTCGAACTGAAAGCTGATTTGACCGAACGCAAATACAGTTGGGTCTTGCGCAACAGGCGAGACGTTATGATGCTGGAACCCAAAAAACGTTTTAAGGCACGCAAGCGACGGTCGCCAGATGATGGCGATGGTTTTGTACTTGCCGTCGCAAGTGATACACTGGTATCTGGATACCGGGAATCACATTTAGGTTAGGAGAATCATGTCGGACACAACAAAGTCGCTGCCAGACCTCCCCGAAATAAACGCCAGTAGCGACGTGATCCAACGGCGCGTGCTAGGCGGCATGTTCGCGTTTGAACGCGAGACGGAACGCTGCCCGCGTTACTGGTCACGTCGCCGCGACAAATACCTGCGAGATCATATCTCGTCGCCGTCAAGCTGGCTGGCTGCACCCGTGTATAACGTCGTCCGCAAGCTGGCAACGACCGAATTCTCGATCCGCGCAAAAGACCGCAGCGTGCAGGCGCACAACGCGCTCGCGGAAGAATACCAAACAATCTTCGACTTCTTTTATTCCGATGTTGCCGAACGGTTTATATTGGACATTCTGACTCAAGATAACGGCGGATTTATCGAGGTGTTGGACGCACCGGAATACTCGGACGAACCGAGTACAGAGGCACGCATCGGGTTCGGTGGATTCAGGCATTGGGACTCACAGCGCGTTACGCGCAAAGGCAACCCAACGCTACCTTTTTCGGTCAAGCACCCCGACGGCAATACGTATAAAATGCACCGAAGCCGTATGATCGGGCTTGCAGAAATGCCGTCCCCAAAGTACGAACACTACGGTGTTGGCCTGTGCGGGGCAAGCAGGGCGTTGAACGCGCTGCAAGAGCTGCAGGACGTGACGGACACAATGCGCGAGTATTACGGAGACGACCTGCCAAACGAAGTGTGGATCGGCAAGTTCAACAATCCAAACGGTGGCAGTCGGTCAATGGCTCAGTGGAACGACAACTACCAAGAACAACGGGCGAACACACGCACCGACAAGACGGGGCGCAGATTGCTGATCCCACTCGCAATCGAAGAATCGTTTGAGACGCACCGCACGCGCACGCTGCCAGACGACTTTGATGCCGACAAGACGACCTTACGCGCCATGCGTGCGATAGCTGCGGCGTTCGGGGTGTCCATCTCGACCATTTGGACGCGAGACATGTCTGCGCTGTCAGGCACGGGTGATGCCGAATTAGTAGAACAGGAGGTCAAAGGCAAACTGATCGGTTGGTATATAAACGAAATCGTGGTCGCCATGACACAGTACGTCCTGCCCGACTCGCTGGAAATTAGCGGAACGGATCACGACGCAGACCCCGACGCGCTAGACACACTCGCCACGACCGCACGGACGCGGTTGGACGCGGGTATTACTGACGTGCGCTTTGAACGGATACAGGCTGTAGACGCGGGCTATATGCAAGCACATGAGTTCGAGCGATTGGAATTAAAAGATGGGCGTTTGCCCGATGGACGCGACGCGACCGCGCTATGGTACGACCCGTCCTATGCCGGGCTGTTGGTCAGCACGTCGCGCTACCCGACCGAACCAGAGCTGAACGACCGCGACGAGATGCTAGACGAATTGCGCAGGTTGCGCGTCTCGCTGCGCACGCAAACGACGCAAATAGACAATCGCAGCAAGGCGGCACAACTAAAGATCACTTACGCGCTCGCCGCGCTCAACGCGACAATAAACAACTATGCAACAGAACAATAACGACTTAGAACACGTTCAGACGGTGGAAGAAATCTTAGCGCAGATACCGACGGATCGCTTGCTACAAGCGTGGTTCGTCTGCGTGCTGCACAAAGGACACGAGTGTCAGAACGACCAACCCGAATTCTTGCGTCAATACCAGCGCGAATTGAAACGGCGCGGGCTGCGCCTTGCCGCAAACTACGCGACCGCCCAAGCGCACCACGAGGCGACACGTTCACAAGTGGCAACTGAAAACTCCGTGAATGTTTAGGCTATTATTGACTTATTGGCTGGCAATGCCTATCCTTGTCAGCAGGAGCAAAAATGAAACGCTATCTACAGACCGCGATCCTCGCGGCATTAACCGAAGAAACGAAAGACGCGGACGCCGCGGGCCTGCAATGGGCTGCGGCGTTTCTGAAAAGCATTGGCGCACACGATCTGTTTGGGCAGGTGCGGAAAAAGTTTTACGACGCCGTAGGCGAGGACTACAACTATTCGTATACAACAGACTTCTTTTTTGACGCAGACGGATCACTGTACGTTGTGGCGACGGATTCAGAAGGCTATGCTTGGAAAGCAAGCGTGTCAATCGCAGAAAACGTCGCCACGGTTGGCGAATATGTTGCCGTGACCGTAGCGCATCCGGTCAAATCATTTGCGCACGGCGGGTCCGTCAAGGTCACGGACGCGGGAACCGTTTCGGGGTATCTGGTGCGCTTCACAAACGACAGCGACACCGACCTGGACGGCGAATTCTTTTCCGCCGAAACCGACTATGGATTTGACGTCAGCACCAAGCTGCCCGTGACACGCCCAATGCTTTACCATCATGGATTGGACGCGGTACTTGCCGACCGTAAAATCGGCGAACTGACCGTGACCAAAGATGACACGGGCTTATGGGTCGAGGGTCAGTTGGCTATGCGGGACGAGTACGAACGCGCCATCTACGGGATGGCGAAGCAACAGAAGTTGGGCTGGTCGAGTGGGGCCAACCCGCACACTGTCGCACGCGAAAAGAAAGGCACGGCAACGCATATCAAGACGTGGCATATCGTAGAAGGGAGTTTGACCGCCACCCCGTCGGAACATCGCAATCAGGCGGTAACCAAGACATTCGCACGCGAAGAAATCAGCGACGCCCCACTCGATCCATTGCCGGCATCGTTTGACGTGGACGCTTTTCGCCGCGAGGTTGCGGACGCCATTCGCGCTATGCAAGAGAAAGTCGTAGCAGACGCAGCGACCGCGACCGAAAAGGCAGTTGATAAACGCATGGACGCGGTGCAAAAAAGTGTCCAACAGCTTGCCGAACAGATGACGGCGCACGTCGCACAATTAACCGAAAAGTTCGCGGCGTTAAAGACCGCCCGCGAACTCGCAGCCCAAAAGATTGTAGATCGTGCAAGCCCCGTTACCATTAGCGATCTCATCGGCCAGAAAACGATTCCGTCCGTCCAAACGGACGACGACACAGACGAACCCGACTTCAAGCAAACGCTTGCAAGCCGTTACGGCAAGCACGCCGTTGGAATCGGCGTTTAACCGCCAAAAGGAAACACCATGCAGACATTACTGGATCAATTACTCGAAGAACTGACGGCGGCCAAAGCGGTTGTGCCGGCACGTGCAACCAACAAGACTTTCTTGCCGTTAGGCGCGATCTTGGAACCCGACGCGACAAAAAACGTGTCTCGCGAACAGCTGGGCACACTCGCACGTAAGCACACGGTTACAGGAACCACAAACGAACTCGGGCGTCCGCTCAACGAAGGCGCGTTCTTTCAGGACTGTGAACTCGAAGCACCTATCGTCAACCTGACGATTACGCCCATGCACACGCTGCTGAACATGATTCCGAACCGCAGTACGGCAGTGGACAGCTTGAAGGTCGGATTTGTGACGGGCGTAAACGACACCGTGACCGGCACGCAGCAAGACGAGCCTTGCGACGAACCGCAGATCGTCGGGACAGACTTCTCATTCTGCAAGGTACGCTTGCCGTTGGGTCGCCGCCAGATCAAGACAAAAACGGGCGAGATTGACGGCCTGATCAGGAAAGCGTGTGACCGCCTTTATGACGACTTCTACTTCGTCGGCGACGTGCGTGGTGTGTCGGCAACCCCGTCACTGCGCTTCACGCCCGACGACCGCGATCTGATCGTGGAGGGCGCGCTAATGCGCGACATGAAGGGCAAAGGCCGCGTCTTTTCGCGCTGGATGCAGCGATTGCTTTGGCAAGGCGACCCGGCCAACAACACGGCGGGAGGGGGCTACAAGGAGTTTGTCGGACTTGACATGCTCTTGACCGACGACTACCCCACCGACATGGCTGCCTATATCGAAGGCAGTACGGCAGTCGGTGACTGCGCGTTGCTTGGCGCGGACGTAAAAGATTTTGCCAACAACTGTATTGGCGGCGGCGTCTTGTCCTTGTGGGACATTATGCAAGAAGCCGACCACACGGTTATGTTGCGAGAATCGTACAGCGGCGTTAATCGCGGCGGGTTGCTGATCGTCATGCACCCCGTTATGTTCAAGGCTTTCAAAGAAACGATTCCGTGCGAGATGGTTGGAAACGGGTGTGCTGGGGCCGTCATTAACGCCAATGACGGAGGGAACGGGCTGTTCAACCTCGCAGAACGCCAGCGGATCGAGCAGTCGCGCCAAATCACTATTAACGGAAATGTTTACGATATTGTCTTTGACGATGCCATTGCCATCTCGGAAGTCTCGCCAGGGGTCTACACCTCGAAAATCTACGGTCTGCCGTTGACGCTCAACTCGGAACAAGTCTTTTATACCGAGAACGTCAATTACACGGAATACATGGCCGTTCTGCGCCCCGTTGACGGCGTGTGGAACGAGTCGGTAGGCTGGTCGGACGGCGGTCACTTCCTGCACACGGTGGAGCGCAAAAACTTGTGCTTTGAAGTGACGACCAAGATTGAACCGCGTCTTGTATTCAAGGCGTCGCGCTTTAGTTGGGTAATTGAGAACATCCGCGCATGTTACGCGCAGTCAAAACCAATCCCAACGGTTTAAGGTCTCTGAACTCCTAGAATAAAAGACGACCGCCAAACGACGGTCGTCTTTTACTTCTTTCAACGAAACATATGTGTGGCTGTGGAACCGCTAGTAACCCCGTGACTCCCTCTAACCTCGCCAGTGTGATTGCCGCGTATCCCGCGTCGTTTGTGCCGGTCGTTTACAACGGCGCGACATACTCACATCTGGTCAGGTCGCCTACGGGCGGACTGGCTCGTTTCGGCGTTCCAGACTACGGCTTTGCGAAGAAAGGCAAGTCTATGCGCGTTCTGAGTGCCGACGCCGATGCCCGACCCCAACTGTTCACGCGGACAGAAACAGCACAAACATTCACGCCATTGTCCGCCGAAGCAGTGCCCGAAATGACCGAAGTCTTGTCCTCAATGAAGATGGTAGATTTGCGCACGTTGGCTGCGTCGCTCGGTGTGACGGAATACGTTCGGTCAAAGGCCGATCTAATCGACCTGATCCGCGCAGCGTCCTAAGCCGCAACAAAATCTTCTACGCGCCCGTCACAATGACCGCATACAATCCGACAGCTTACCGCCGTAGCACGCGCCTTTACCCCGATGCGTACAACCGCAGTATTGACCTTCCCGCACTTGCCGCACCGCAACGCTATCGGCGATTGCACGGCAACCCCGTCAAACGTGTGGGCAGCGACCAGATGTTCAGGCACGTGTCCTGTGACCCGCGCCCACGTGACGCCGCGCTTAATGTTGTGTATCGAACTAATCGAAACACCGTAAGCGTTCGCCAACTCCTCGTAGCTACCCGCAGCCCGATAGACGGCAAGGGCAAGGTTTTTATCCAAAACTTTGTTTCCGTTCCCGTCTGACGAGTGGCGTTTCTGTTGGTAATGACGGTTACACAGCGTCTGCGCATAATGCGGCGCAGTACAACCGGGTCGTGAGCATAATGTCGTTTGATCCATAAGCACATGTTACCAGTAAACGGGCGACACGGCACGCACAACCGCGCACGTTGAGCCACACGCCGTTTTTGTGCTAAAGTTGTATGTTGACAACACTGCCCGCAAAAATGGCGCACACGGCATTTTTGCGAAAAATACACATGAAACTTAATCAGACCACACGCCCTCGACACGGACAGCAATTATCGGCCAGCGACGTGGCACGCAAGCACCCCGAACTGTTTGCCGACGTCGTATACAACGGCACAAAGAAGTACACGACCGTATTCTCACCCACAAACGGACTGACACGACACGGCGCAGTCAATTACGGCGTCGCACGCAGCGGCTCCCGCCTGCAAGTGTTGCTAGCCGACGTCGCGGCGCGACCCGATTTATTCACACTCGTAACGACACCCGCCCCGCCAACCGAAGCGACCGTGAGTCGTTACGAGACACCCGAAACAGAGACGCCCGAAACAGGACAAACATTCGCGGATTTGGACACGCTGACATTGGCACAGTTGCGCGACCTCGCGACTCAATTAGGTTTGACCGGTACGTTCAAAAGCAAAAAAGCGGCACGCGACGCCATACGACAAGTTTGAGTTTTTTTGTCGCACCCCGTTTTTGCATGTTGTTTTTGCACGCTGCCCGTTTGACGCTCGACCTATTGCCTTTTTAGATGTGTTTCTGAGCGACAAAACCCCCCCCATTGACGGAACGAAAAGCGTTCTGTCGGGGGAGGCTTCGTTGCGTATACCTTTTTGAGATTGGTACGTCGCGTCAAAAGCGTAAATACGCCAAAGTTCCGCGCCCATTAGCTTGCATTTATCGCATTGGAACTTTGCCCCTGCCTCTCGGCACAAGCGGGTGATCTGATCTGTGAATGGGTGTTATAGTGGGTCGTCAACATCTGGTCGTTACGCCAGCATGTCTCTGCACTTGGCACAGTTTTAACCTGTAGCCTTTTGCTCGTCTGTCTACGCCCGAAAGTCAATCGGATCGCGTCTTGGGATTGTGTAACAAGGGTTCTTCGAGCTTGCGGGGATACCAGCTTGTGGTATACTTACCCTTGTATTTTCTTATATATACCCGCGATTGTAACACGCCAGTGAAGCAGTCGCAAATAATACGAAAAGAAAGCGGGCGCGACCCCGCTTTTTTGTTGCCTATCTCCCACACACGCCGTCAGACCACCCACGTTGCCCCACACGCCGTTTTTTAACGCACGCCCGTACAATGTACGCACGCGCACGAAAACCGCGCACACGGCGCTCACGTGGCGCAAGCCCAGTTCCAGAATTGGTCACACCAACCGGTTGACAAACAACCGACACGTGTCTATAATCCCGTTTAATTACGAAATTAAACACAACGGAGTTACGACAATGAACACACAACAGACAATCAAGAACGAATTAGCAAAAGTAATCGGTCACAACGAAGCGCGCGCAAGTCGCGTGTACGAAGGATTAAGCGACGGGCGCAAAGGATTGTATTTCCGGCGTTTCGCAGACACGCACATCGCCTATTTGGGCGCGACAGTCGAAGAAGCAGTCGAGACAATCCGCGAGATGCAGGCAGTCGTAGATAGCGAGGCGTAGCAATGAAGCAGAAGCGGTTAGACCGGTTGGTAGTACTGATGAACAGATAAGTTACGAAATTGAAACGCGCAGGGGCGCACGGAGTTACACGATGGACACACAATACATTTCGATTGGCGATTGGATCACATATCCGGAAGAGGACAATTGGTTTGCATACGGATACGCACTCGGGTACGACGATGGCAGAGCGGAATGCGGAACCATTCACGATAGAGACATAAACGCAAGTCAGAATATCTTGCGTGAATCCTTGTATACCGTCGGAGCGACGGAAATCAACGCCCAAGAGATACGACCAGCGGTTACGCAGTCGGCTTGGGAAGCCCAATCGCTTTAGCGTTGGGTAGCTCACTTCTCACGGCGTTGCCCGACGCCCCGCGTCCTGCTGACTGTGGATTGTGACACGCCAAACGCGCTTGCTATCTCGCGCTGCGTGCGCGGGTCGCTGCGA